TCAACCCGCCTGCGCCGCCTTGGCCGCTGCCCTGGTGGCGCGCTCGTGGACGCGCTGCATGAGGTTGGCGGCCTGGCGCGCCTCGTCGCGGGCGACCTCGATCGCGGTCAGATCGCCCCGCGCCGGCGGCTCCGCCAGCGCAAGCCCGGCCACCCGCTCGGCCGCCTGCGCGAGATAGGCGCCGGCGCCGTCGAGCTGTTCGGCCAGGCTCAGTTGCGTGCGCTTACTCGCCATCCGTCCCTCCTTCGTCCGGCGCCGCCCATACGGCATCGCTGGTCACGTCGATCGCCTCCAGCGCGTCGATCGTCCCGGCCTCGCCGATGCGCCGCTCCAGGGCGTGGCAGACCGCGACCAGGCGCGCGCGTTCCGCATCCTGCGCCGCAGTGGCCCGTCCGTTCAAGCGCCGGGTGAGCTCCTCGATCCGGTTGGGCGTGCCGGCGTAGGCGGCGGCGATGCGGGCCTTGGCTTGGGCGTTCGCGCGGGCGATCAGCGCGACCGGGAGCGCGCCCAGGCGCGCCGCCCGCTCGGCCGCGACCAGGGCGGCCCAGGTCGGCTTGGGCGAGGCCTCGGGGTCCGCCGTGTCGAGCGCCGCCTCGGCCGGCACCCGGCGCAGCCGGCGCGCGATCGAGTAGGCCGGAAGGCGCGCGGGCCAGGCGCTCCAGCCCTCGGGCAGCACGCCGGCGGCGGTGGGTGCGGGCAGGGCCGGGGCCTCCTCGGCGCTCAGGTAGGCGAACTCGTCGAAGCGGCCGTCGGGCGTGCGCGCCTGCGCCACCAGGCGCGGGCCGCGCCACGGGCCGATGCGATAGAGCGCGCCCCGGCGCATGTACTGGGGCGGGTTCCAGGCGTAGGCCTGCCAGGCCGCCTCGTCGGCCGCGACATCGACCAGGCCGCCGGGGCAGTTGCCGGGGATCATGCCGTGGGGCAGCCTGAGCCCGAGCTGGCGCAGCGCCGCCTGGAGCTGGCGCGTGTCCATCAGTCGTCCACCTCTCTGACGCCGGTGATGACGTGCACGTTGCCGGCGAGCGAGTGGTGCGTCGCCTGCATGTAAAGGGTGCGGCTGGTGCTCGACGTCCGGCGTATCCACCAGGTCGGGCCGGAGGCCTCGCCCGCGCCCACGGCGACGCCGAAGGCGATGGCGGAATCGTCGTCGTAGGTGGCGCCCACGTGAATCTTGTGCAGCGGGATCGAGGCGAGGCCGTAGGGCGAGACGCCGGGGTTGGTCTCCTGCATGACGAACTCGAGGTAATCGAAGCCGACCGGGCTCTCGTCCAGGGTGATCGAGCCGCCCTCCTCGTCGATCTCGATGCCGACGCTGTGGTTCCACAGCACCTTGACGTTGCGCACGTCGGCGTCGATGTGCTCGGCCGCGAGCGTGCCGCTCACGTTGATGTCGCGGAAGTTGCCGGTGATCGCCTGGATGCGCACGGCCGCGATGTCGGCGGCGCCGATCCACTCCTGCGCCCGGCGCCAGACCTGATCCGGGCCGATCCAGGTCCACCACTGGTTGAAGCCCGGCCGCCAGAACCTGATCCAGTCGCCGTGCACGTTGTCGCCGAGGGTGGCGCCGTTGGCGATGGCGACGAGCGCGGCCGGCAGCACCGAGGGCTCGCCCTGGAGCAGGGCGAAGTGCGCGAGGGTGATCTGGTAGTGGTAGACGTTCGGCCCCCGGTTCGCGCTGTCCCCCGGATCGCCCTTGTCGCCCTTGTCGCCCTTCGGCCCCTGCGGGCCGGTGAGGTCGCGGCGGAAGGTCCAGACCGCCGCTGCGGTCTTCTCGTAGACGAAGCCGTTGGCGGTGCGGAAGTAGAAGTCGCCGACCGCGCCGAGGCCGGGCGCCGGCACGCCCGCGCCCGCGTGCCAGGTGGCGCCGTCCGCGCCGTCGATATCGAGCTGAAAGACCCAGGCGCCGGCGACCTTGCGATAGATGCCCGCATTCGAGGTGCGGAAGTACCAGTCGCCGTCCTCGCCGAGCGCGGCCGCCGGCAGGCCTGCGCCGGTGTACCAGGTGGCGCCGTCGGCGCCGGACAAGTCGGCGACCTGCGACCAGGCGCCGCCGGCCTTGCGCCAGACGGTCGAGTTGGCGGTGCGCAGGTAGAAGTCGCCATCCTCGCCGAGCGAGGCCGGGGGAATGCCGCTGCCCGAGAGCCAGGTGGCGCCGGCGATGCCCTGCGGGCCGGTGAGGTCGTGGCGGAAGGTCCAGACCGCCGCCGCGATCTTCTCGTAGACGAAGCCGTTGGAGGTGCGGAAGTAGAAGTCGCCGACCGTGCCGAGATTGGGCGCCGGCGCGCCCGCGCCCGCGTGCCAGGTGGCGCCGTCCTCGCCGTCGATGTCGAGCTGAAAGACCCAGGCGCCGGCGATCTTGCGATAGATGCCGGCGGTGGCGGTGCGGAAGTACCAGTCGCCGTCGGCGCCGAGCGCGGCCGCCGGCACGCCTGCGCCCGAGTACCAGGTGGCGCCGTCGGCGCCGGAGAAGTCGGCGATCTGCGACCAGGCGCCGCCGGCCTTGCGCCAGATCGTCGAGGCGCCGGCGTCGAGGTAGAGATCGCGCTCGGCGCCGAGCGCCGCATCCGGCGGGCCGGTGCCGACATGCCAGCGCTGGCCGCCGATGCGCTGCGAGCCGAGGGTCGCGCGCACCGTGGCGGACTCCGATTCGAGCCCTGCGGTCGAGACCGCGCGCGCGGCGAAGGTGTAGGTGCCGGGCGCAGGCTCCAGGGTCTCGAAGGGCGAGGCGGTGAGAAAGCCCGCGTGCAGCGGCGTCATGTCGGCCCACGCGGCGCGGGCGTCGGCGGCGTAGCGGATCAGCACGCCTTCGAGGTCCGGCGCCTCGGGCGGGGTCCAGCTATAGACGCGGGTGCCGTCGTCGGCCTCGCGCACCGCGAAGTCGGCGGGCGCCGCCGGCGGCAGCGGCAGCTCCAGCATCCAGGCGGCGCGGAAGCGCGGGCCGGCGGGCGCGGCCTCGGTGCCGGGCACGATCTCGACCGCCTGGCCGGTGTCCGGCGGCACCAGCCATCGGGCCACGGTGGCGCCGTCCACCAGGCGGTCGACCGCGGCCAGCCGCTCGAAGCCGGGGCCTGCGCGCACGGTGGCGCCGCGCCAGTCGCCGGCCACGGTGAGCGTCGCCTCCAGCTCGACCATGAAGCCCCGGCCGACGCGCACGCGGCGCGCGGCGAAGCTCACGCCGAGCACGCGGGGCGCGCGCGAGACCGGCTGCGGGAACGGCGCCGAGAGATCGCCGGTGGCGAGCCGGTAATAGGCCTCCGTCTCGTCGATCGCGGTGAAGCGCACGCGCCGCTCCGAGCTCGGGCGCACGGCGATGATGCGCGCGCGCACCGGCGGCAGCGCGTCGTCGTAGAGCCGCCACAGGATATCGCGCGGGTTGTCGCCGCCGGCGCCGGGCGCGAGCGGCAGCGGGCTTGCCAGCACCAGCTCGTCGACCTCGCCGGCTTCTGACCCCGGCGGGCGCGAGACCGCCGATTGATGCACCGTGCCGTCGAGCAGGCGGAGCAGCAATTGGCCGCCGGCGCCGGGGTTGACGCTGCGGTCGAGGCGGACGCGCGCGGCCGTGCCGCCGGCGAGCCGGCCGGCGGCGCCGCCGTCGATCAGCGAGTGCGTGATCGTCACCACGTCGCCGCGCGCGAGCGAAAGCCCCTCGGCCGCCATCTCCCACGTGAGGCGGCGGCGGTGGTAGAGCTGGCGCGCGGCCTGGAGGTTGCACGCCATCGCCGCCTGCGCGCGGCCGGTGACGCCGTGAAGCGTGATCGTGGCCGTCGACGAGGGATGGGCGCCCGCGTCCGGCACGGTGCGGCGCAGCGTGTTGTACTGCCAGTCGAGCTCGGGCTCGATATAGCGCACCGCGATCTCCTCGGCGGTGCGGCCGGCGGCGTATTCCACGCGGAAGGTGCCGGCCACGATGTTGCCGGGCGTCACCAGCGCCGTCGCCGGCCGGCCCTCGTCATCCCAGATCACGCCGAGCTTGCCGGTCTGCCAGGTCGGGCTCGCCCGGCCGCAGCGTGCGATCAGCGTGAGCACCTCGGCGTGGGACTGGCGGCGGTCGAGCACGAAGTCGCAGCCGAGCCCCTGCTGCGCGCACCAGGCGCCCCACTCGATCAGGGCGGCGTCGTCGATGCGCGCGGGCGCAAGCCCGGCGCCGGCGACCAGGCGCGTGCTCAGCCGGTCGGGCGCCTCGCGGTAAATGCCCTGCGCGTACCAGCGGAAGATGTAGGCCGGATTGGACGAGGGCAGGGGCGCGGTCCAGTCCGCGCCGTCCTAGGTCGGCACCTTCTGGCGGACGATGGCGGAGAGGCGATCGAGGCGGCCGGCGAGCTGGCCCGAGGCGCGGATGCGCACGCCGAGCCGGGTCTGGCCGCCGTAATCCGCTTCGTCCGGCTGGTAGGAGCGCAGCGCGGTCCAGGCCAGATCGTCGAAGACGCGCTCGTCGTCGCTCGGCTCGGCGGTGCGGCGCACCCGCACGTCCCACCGGTCGGCGCGGCCGAGATCGTAGTTGAGCGTGCGGCGGAAGCCGCCCTGATCGTCGTTCGCGAGCTCGACCGTGCGCTGCTCGACGGCGCCCATGCCGTCCGCCGGCTCCCATTCGATCTCCAGCGTGACGGCCTGCTCCTGCGGCTCGCCCCGCTCGTCGAGGCGAAAGAGCTGGCCCGCGATGTCGATGCCGAGGCGGCCGGTCGCCGCCCCGGTGGTGCGCTCGACGAAGGCGGTGTCCTCCAGCGCGGCGCCGGCCTCGGTGTCCACGTTGCCGGCGACCAGCGCGATGCGCCCGCGCGCGTCGCCGAACTCGGTTTGCACCTCGTCGAAGTCGGCGAGCGGGGTCTCGCCGAGCCTGAGCTCGCCCACCTCCAGGTTGCCGAGGCCGAAGTTGAAAATCTGATGGAGGTACTGATCCTCGCCGACGAATTCGGTGTATTCGGCGGCGCCGAGATCGGGAAAGACGCGGTGCTCGCCGAGCACCAGCAGCAGCGGCTCGTAGGGGCGCGCGCGGTTGGCGCCGCCGGTCAGGCTGTAGAGCGGCTCGGCCTGCGCAAAGCCGGCCTGGTCGGGCGTGGGCAGCGGCGCGATGGCGTTGATGATCAGCCCGCCCGCGATCGAGATGGCGGCGCCGAGGGCGGCCTGGCCGAACAGGTTGGCGGTGAGCAGCGGCGGCACGACGATCGCGGCGACGATGACCGCGAGCTGGAGCAGGATGCGCAGCGGGTTCTTGTCGCCGCCGTCGCCGGCCACGGCGCGCAGCGTCACGATCTGCCCTTCGGCAAGCCGGGTCTCGGCCCACGCCGCGCGGGGTATCTCGCGCCCGTCGACGGCGGCCACGATCTGCGCGTCCGCGCTCATGCAGCGAAGCGGTAGCGCGGACGCGCCATCCATGAGCATGCCCGCGCCGGGGAGTGTTTCGGCGATCAGATCGGCCAGCGTGGCGCCGGGCGGCACCACGGCCGGGCGGGTCTCGCGGCCTTCCGCCGTGAGCGGATGCGGCCATATATCGGTGGTGACGGCCGACCCTATCGCTTCGCTACTTGAGGGCCGGGCCGCACACCTTGGGTCCGACAGCGCCGGGCCGGCAGGCCCGGACGGCGCGACCGCGCCGCGCGCCGCAGGCGCGTAGCCAAGCGAGCGGAGCGAGCGCCCGGCGCCTGAGGGAAAGCATAAAGAGCGGTCGCCTACCGCCACCGGTAAATCCCTTCGAGCTCAAGCGCGCGCAGGCCGAGATCGCGGATCGGATGCAGGATCGAGCCGGCGCCGTCCTGGCAATGCAGCACGTGCGCCTCGCCGTTCACGCCGGCCCATAGCCCGAGGTGATAGCGGCGCAGCAGCCGGGCGCCGCGCGCTACCATGAGCACGCCGTCGCCGTCCTGCGGAGAGATGGTCGGCACCGCATAGTCGGCGCGCAGCTCGGCGATCTGCCGGTCCCATCCGCGCACACTCGCGGCGTGGGCCGGGAGCGCGAGCTCGCGGCCGAACTGCTCGCGCAGCACCGCCACCACGAAGTCGGCGCAGTCGTGCTCGCCCGCAACCCACGGCCGGCCGATGTACGCCTCGGCCCAATGCGGTTTGTTCCCTTCCCTCATGCGCCGGGCGCTCGCTCCGCTCGCTTGGCTACGCGCTTCGCGCGGCGCGCGGTCGCGCGCTCCGGGCCTGCGGCCCGGCCCCTCACCGGGCAATGCCGTGCGTGTTGCCGGTACATCAAAAAAGCCCCGGCGAGGTCTGCGGATCGTGGCGCAGCGTCACGGCGGCGCGGCCGAGCAGCGGGTCGAAGCCGAGCCGCGCGGTGATGCGCTCGGAATCGATCTCCATGCCGGCCACGTCCATGGTGAGCTCCCACTCGACCGGCGGATCGTCGATGTCGATGATCTGCATGAAGCGCACGGCGGCGCCGGTGCCGCCGCCCGCCGCCTCGACCCATTGCGTGAGCGCGCGGCCCACGTTGTCGATCGCGAGCTCCGCCTGCGGCGCCTGGCCGTCCACGTCGTCGGCAAGGCGCGCGTCGAAGCGGAGCGGGACGAAGAGCTCGCCCTCGATGACGCGCTCGACCGTATCGTTGATGACGCGGACCGGCTCGGCGACCGCCGGGTGGCGTATCTCCAGCGCGATCAGCAGGCCGCGCTCGGGCGCGCTTTGCCTGAGCGTGCGGCCGTACTGCTCCGAGGCCGTCGGCACGCGGCGGACCTGGGCGCGTGCTTGCGCCCCGCCGGCCTCGGCCCGGCCGCGCAGGTGGCGGTGAACGGCGAGCCGCAGCCGGACGCGGGCCTGCGCCGCGCCGGCGCCGGCGCGGCCGCGCAGCAGGCGAATGGCGCGAAGCGTGGCGCGGGCCTGCGCCGCGCCTGCAGCCGCCGTGCCGCCCACGGTGACGACCGGGACGCGGCGCAGCCGGGCGCGTGCCTCTGGCGGCCCGGCCCCGGCCCGGCCCCGCAGCAGGTGCTCGCGGACGGGTTGCACGCGGGCGCGGGCCTCTGGCGCGCCGGCCTCGGCCCGGCCGCCCACGATGTGCCCGACGGCGCGGCGCACTCTGGCGCGGGCCTCCGCCGGGCCGGCCCCGGCCCGGCCGCGCACCTCGTGCACCGCCCGCGCCAGCGCGAAGATGAAGAGATCGCCCTCGCCGATGCCGTCGAGGATCGCGTCGAGCGCCGCGCCGATCGGGCCGAACTGGATAAAGTCGTCGCCGGCGGTCCCGTGCACCGCCACGCTGATCGTGCCGAGGCCGTCCTGCGTCTGGACGTAGAGCGTGAGCCCGGCGCCCGCGCCGCCGGTGCCGAAGTAGTCCGCGAGCGCGAGCGGATCGTCGTCGTTCACCGCGAGCATGGCGCCGTTGCGCCGGCGCAGCCGGGTGATCGGCACCTCGCCGGGGCCGAGGCCGAGCTCGCCGTCGACCAGGGCGCCCACGGTGCCGCGCGGCGGCGCGGCATAGATCGTGTCGGCGGGGCCGGGGCCGGCGCGGATCAGCGCCAGCGCCTCGATATCGAGGCCGCGCGTGTCGAAGTCCGCGAGGGTGAGCGCCGGCAGCACGTCCAGGCGCGCGCGGGCTTGCGGCGCGCCGGCGGCGGCCGTGCCGGCGAGCGTGTGGCGGACGAAGCGGGCCAGTGCGACGATGAAGCGGTCGCCGTCGCCGATTGAGCGCATCAGCGCGGCGAAGCTCCTGCCGTAGCGGCCGAGCTGGATCGAGGCCGAGCCGATGCCCTCGTTCCGGGTCACGCGGCGCGAGAAAACCTCGGAAAGGGTCTGGACGAAGACCCTGAGATCGTGGCCCTCGCCGCCGGCGCCGAAGTAGCGGTCGGTCGCGAGCGTGCCGACCTCGAACTGAAGCACAAGGCTCTGGTCGCCGCTGCGCCGTGTCATGCGGATGATCGGCGCCTCGTTCCCGCCGACGCCGAGCTCGCCGTCGAGCAGCGTGCCCACGGCGCCGGCGTTCGTCGCCGCGTCGTAGAACACGCCGCCGCTGCCGGCGCCGGCCTCGATCAGCGCGAGCATATCGATCTCGAGCCCGGCGGTGTCGAAGTCGGCGAGCGTGAGCGGACCCCGCACGGCGACACGGGCGCTGGCCGCCGCCCCGCCGGCCCCGGCCCGGCCCGCGATCGCGCGCACCGTCGGCGTGACGCGCGCAACCCTGGCGCGGGCCTCCGCCGTCCCTGCCTCGGCGCGCCCCGCGATCTCGTCCGGCGGCACGCGGTCCACACGGGCGCGGGCCTCTGGCGCGCCGGCCTCGGCCCGGCCCCCCACGATGTGCCGGACGGCGCGGCGCACCCCGGCGCGGGCCTCCGCCCCGCCGGCCTCGGCCCGGCCGCGCACCTCGTGCGCCGTCCGCGCCAGCGCGAAGATGAAGAGATCGCCTTCGCCGATGCCATCGACGATCCGGTCGAGCGCCGCGCCGAGCGGGCCGAACACGACGAAGCCGCCGCCCGACGACCTCTGCTCGCTCACGGGCAGCGTGGCCACGCCGTCTTGCGTCTGGACGTAGAGCGTGAGCCCGGCGCCCGCCCCGCCGGTGCCGAAGTAGTCCGAGAGCACGAGCGGATCGTCGTCGTTCACCCCGAGCATGTTGCCGTCGCGCCGGCGCAGCCGGGTGATCGCCGCCTCGTCGGGGCCGAGGCCGAGCTCGCCGTCGACCAGGGCGCCCACGGAGCCGCGCGGCGGGGCGGCATAGATCGTGTCGGCGGGGCCAGCGCCGGCGCGGATCAGCGCGAGCGTCTCGACCGCAAGCCCGGCCGTGTCGAAGTCCGCGAGCGTGAGCGCCGGCAGCACGTCCAGGCGCGCGCGGGCTTGCGGCGCGCCGGCGGCGGCCGTGCCGGCGATCCGGTGCGGCGGCACGCGGTCCACACGGGCGCGGACTTGCGCGACGGCCTCGGCGCGGCCGGCGATCTCGAAAATGCTGATCCCGTCGTCGAGGGTGAGGGTGAAGTCGCCGCGGTTATCGATAAACCACAGGTTGGAGTCGAGGCCGTTGTCCGGCGTCCAGAAATAGGGCTCGGTGGGGTCGGCGGAGCTGTTGTCCTCGTGGCCGGGGCCTTTCAGCACGAGGACATCGCCGCCCTTGGCGAAGGTGAGGGCGCGCGCGTAGGTGAGCAGATCGGCGCTGAAGGCCGGGCCTGGGTCGTTGGGGTCGGCGGTCGCGCTCGCCGAAAGCCGGACCTGGATGCTCGCTCCTACGGCCCGGATGTGGCGCAGATAGGCCCGGCCCCCGCCCTCGACGAGGGCGGGGTCGAGCAGCACGGCGCCCCGCCAGCCTTCGCCGGTGAGGCCGGAAAGCTCCAGGACCTGCCTGGGCATCTAACGCGGGCCGGCAGCGCGCGGCCGGCGCGGGCTCAGGCGCCGGCCGGGATGCTGACCACGACGGCGCCGGCAGGCACGCGCAGGATGTCGTCGGTGGTCGCCTGGCTGATCGTGGCGTCCTGGCCCAGATCGTCCACCAGCCGGCCCCAGGCGCGCACGGTGCCGGCGTTCGCCGCCGTCATGATGGCGAAGTGGGTGGCGTTCTCTACCAACCCCGTCGGCGCGAAGTCCACCTGCGCGAGGTTCTTCACCTCGCCGTCCGGGTCGCCGGCCTCGCGGCCGAGGTCGATCTCGGCCCGGCCGGCGGCCGCGATCAGGTTGTTGCCCGCCGCCGTCGGGTCGGCCGTGGCGAGCGCCAGGTAATCGTCGCCGGCGTTGGCGATGGCGAGTACCGCCCGGTTCTGTTCCGCCGCTGCGATAGGCATTCTCAGACTCCTTTCATGTTCCTCAGTCGCCGGCGCTCGCTCCGCTCGCTTGGCTTTCGCGCTTCGCGCGCGCCGCTGTCGCGCCGTCCGGGCCTGCGGCCCGGTCCCTTCGTGATCCGATCCCGAATCACAATCCGAAGCCCTCAAGCGTGAGGGCCGCTTCCCACGTGCGCCGGCCGTCGCCGCCGATCAGCGCCGTGTATTCGATGCCGCCGGCGCCGCCGCGCACGCGGGCCTGGTGCACGGCGCCCGATTCCGGCGCCGACCAGGCGAACCAGCGGTGCGCGCAGTCGGCGGCCCAGGCGCGGAAGCGCGCATAGTCCGCGTCGCTTGCGATCAGCGCCGTGATCGCGAGCGCGGTAAGCGCGCTGGTGAAGCGCCGCTCCTGGCGGGTGAAGCCGTCGTCGAAGGGCGTGCGCGCCACGGTGGAGCCGTCGGCGACGGCGTAGCCGTCCGCCTCGGTCGCGACATAATCGGGCCATACAAGAGCGGTCAT